CGCAGTTGTCGTTAATCTTGGAGCAGTGGCGCCGCGACTAACCTACGTCAAACAAATGCACATGAGTCAGATGCAACCGGATGACTTGATCACCAAAACACCGCTTACAACTGAACACACCAATCCGATCGTTAACCTCAAGACACAATCATTGAACACAGACTCTGACATAGCGCCTGACGCTGAAAGGGTAAACAATACTAACAAATCGTCTAAAATGAGGAAATGCCGTGGTGGTTGGCGTGAACAAGTTAAGCGGGGCAAATGTGAGGTACTCATCGTGCCGAAGAAAGATCGTGCTGCGTTTGGGCGGCGCCTTAGGCGGTGCGAGCGTGTGGACAAGATCCTTGAGGTGGTCAAACGCATGAAACTCCATGTTTTACCCGGGTTCCGCTTTCATAACGAGGATGATCCGACGCGTATGCATGTGAGTTTCTCCAAAGGTTGGCCAACGTACAGTCAGCTACTCTATCTAAACCGCAAGAGACCCAGCACTAGGGTGGGTGCTACACCTGATAATCGCGTATGGAGTGAGTCAACGCCCAACTTGGAACCCTGGGAGGGCCTCGGTGAGCGCGGTTCTGGTGCGTACACTATAGACGACCAATTGGCTGATTATCTCGCAACTGATGCCAACCATATGCCAATCACCGAATCAGAAGTCAATATCGCTCGCATGAGCGTGACTGAGTTTGGTGGCTTGGGAACATGCTGGGTGAAGTTGTGGGGTGGCGACTTGACCACGGAGAAATGTGTTGGCTGCAAGTCGAAAGAGGAAGATGCGCATGATTGCCCTGGGAAGGACATATGTAATCACAATGTGTGTTACGGTGCCAGGAAATTTGGTATTGAGTCAGCTTGGTTCTTCTCAGACTACGAGTGTAAATGTGAAGTCACCAGTATCCCAAACACACTGGAGTGTGCGTCTGTCTTGACTTGGTGAGTTATCTGCGAAAGGCTGCAATTCATCGAAAGAATCGCCGTGTTGCCGTTCACATCACACGCACTTGTGGTGCAAGGTTTCACATTCATGAGGTAACTGAGATAGGTGCACTCGAGACGCATGAGTATCTGGAGGATGATCATGGCAAGGCTACCACACTCGTCATAAATGATGGCGAGCTACTGATGTTGTCACGTAGTTTCGTGGATTGTGAGGACCAACGTCTCTGGAAGCTTTTGCAAGCACTCGTGGAGGAGCAACCTCATAGGGCTGAAGTGACTCCGAATTATCTAGAGTTCGGGGCACCAATCTCACCATTCGATCGCGCGAGAATGACGTACACCGGTGTGGAAGCGAATCGCAACAACGAGGCCTATACACAACCACAGATGGCTGCGGCTGCGGCTGAGATCACACGGATCTGCCCATGGGGCTTGCCAGAACAAGTGCAAGAGGATGCATTGCAAATGGCCATTCCGTTCTCAGATTCTATGGCGTTGTCACATTCACATCCTATTCACGCGGCAATCCGCAATTTGGAGTGCTATTATGAATTGCCAAAGATGATCAACACGCCGTACACCACTGTATCAATGAAGGACACTCAGGTTGAAAAGTTACACGAAGGTCTTATGTTGCTAGGCAAAGAATATGATCATATTGCGGTCAACCCTATTATCGATCTGAAGGATCTAGGTAGGTACAGCAAAGACACGATACCAGAGAAGGTGTTTTCACTACCAGAGGTTCACACACCAACAGTTGTTTTCCATGAGGCTGGGCAGTACATGAGCGAAGGGTTCTTGCCTGCGTTCTACCGCCGAAATCCGGATGTGAGATTCGTAATTGTGTCACACATCTATCCATTGGAGCGTCTAATCGTGAACCGGTCCACTCGACCGCACTTGTACACCTGGAAGGATGCACCTGATGGTAAAATGATGACATACATCTGTGAGAGGGATACATCGAATCCATACACACAACAGGTGGACCCAGGTTTGCTAATGCTGAATGAGATACAGACAACTGACCAAAAATTGCGTCTTCGCGGTGGTGTCGTTTGGTCGAAGATGAACACTCATCTGCAGATATGGTCGCCATACCATTTGGAGGTACCACGGGCGATTCCGTTACTCATACCTGACTTCATGCCTATGCCACGCCCTTTCCGGGGCATGCCAAATAATTATGCACCTGTGCGGGTTGATGATTACGTCGCTTTGTTCAAGTATGCAATGGTCGTGCCCCCTAAAGATGAGAATCTGTGGGGCAAGTTGCGACTGCGAGCGGAACAAAGGGGTTTGGATTTGCCTTGTGCAGACACAACCGCGCTTATCAAAGTGGTCATAGCTAACTCGAAATTGCGAACCTTTGCTGATCTCGAGTCCAAAGAGGTCGATGGATGCCTCGACTACTTGGTATACAAGACAGTGGGTGCTGTTGTGGCAAAGTGGAAAAAGGTCACTCGAGTTCGATGGGCAGAACGTCATCGCAGGATAGTAAATGAGCCCTACATCATGGAACAACTCATTCTGGCGAGCTCACAAGTGTCACTCGACTTGGAAGAAGGGACATACTCCGCTTTATGGTGTGTCGAGCCGACATTGGTACCAGGCTGGTGGGAACAAATCAAAAGGTTCTTCCGATGTATGCGTGACATGGACCTAGTTGATAACAAACTCAGTGTCGATCGTGATGGCAACCTGCGAGGAGATGTACCCATTTCTCTTACGCGACGAAATCGCCTGAAATATGGTATGCGCATAATTCAAGCATCACAGGCTCAAGACTATAGTGAAGTGATACTAGGTCGCAAGATCAAAATCAAGCGTCTGCCACCTCCGGTGCCTAAGCGTAGGAGGTTGCCACCTAAATTGGACAGTGAAGAACCTCCGGACAACCCATTCGATGATTTCTAC